AGTGCAAATATATTCATTAGGGATATATACTACCCTATTTTTAGCCGATTGTACACTATAAAATTTCAGGAAAGCAAGCTTCCACTAAACTTTTTGTGATTTTAGAGTATTTTTTCATATGAAGAGTCGTGATTGTGCCGTCTTTTGCTGCACAAAGAATATTTGCATCCTCTTCACTAATCTGTTCAAGAATTCCGATAAAGATTTTTTCTTTACGCATTCTAGAAACGTTTGATTCTTTTACACAATAGCCGATTGGTTTAAAGGCATTTGAAAGTGAAGTGGGCTCTCTTCCTTCCGGACAAGCTTCAAATGGAGGCCTTCCGGAAGGAAGATCCAATTGAATTTTATCATTGTAGCAAAGCTGCAAAACAGTCTTAACTTGCTTAAATGAGTTTTCTTTTAAATAAGAAATACGATCTTCTCTATTTTCGAGTTTACACACTTCCTCGAATATTTCATGTATGTATTTTTGCATAATATTTTAACCTTTTGGGAAAAAGTCTGTCACTGAATTAATTAACATGCTGCAACGTTTTTCAATGAGATAAGGCAGAACATTTCCCCTATCTTTATTTGTCTGTAAATTATATTTATCAGAAATATTTTCTTTAATATCTTGTGGAATACAATCTAAATCAATAACCTTTTTATTACGGCAATAATTGCGATATGTTTCATGACCCATCATTTCTAGCAATTCACCTTCATCTTTAGCACCATACCATTCCTGGATTTTTTTAGCTCGCATTGGTTTTTGACGAATGCCTTCTGTAAAACTATCGTCAGAACTTAGGATATTTGGTACACCATCACTTGAATCGCCTCGACAAATATGGTCAAACTTATAAAAATCTGGGTCATCGACTTTTACGAAGTCCCTTTTCATAGGACTAAACTGTTTAACATTTGAATAGCGATGGAGCTGAAAGAAATCTTTATCAGAAGAAACAATCATGACTGGTTCGTTTTTTCCGAATTCTTGGGTAGATTCTACAAGCTGCGCTATAACATCATCCGCTTCAGCACGGTCTGCGATAACTACAGGGTAATGCATTTTTTCTAAAATTTCATCTCGTACTGTATTAATGAGATTAAAAAAGTGACCCCAGTCAAGAGGAGATTCTTCGCGATTTGATTTACGCTTTGCTTTGTATTGTGGAAATGCTTCTTTCCGCCAGGAAGAACTATCGCACGCAATGACCATTTCGCCATATTCATCACGAAATTTTGTGTTATACATTCTGATTCGATTAAGAATCATATGTCTGATGAGTGCTTCTTCGATTTCTTCCGGCCGGTCTTGTGAAAAAATCGACGCGATTGCAATTCCTGAGTAGTCAGCTATAATCATAGTATTTTTTGGTATGAGATTATTATACCACAAAAATTAGATATTGTAAATACTATTTTTTCTTAATTACGTGACTTCTATGGATTTTTCCTCCGATAAAAGCATTATAATATTCGTCAGGTTTAAATAGAACATCTTTATCAACCTGTTCTTTCATTTCGAAATAGTTCAACTGACCTGATGAAACACACAATCTCAATATGGTTCTTTTAAACCTCTCACCACCAAACTCTTCTACTAGAGTTTTTACCTCTTTATTTGATCCATAATAATTTTGCCAATCAGACTCTTTTACTGATCTCCTTTTATTCTTTTTTCCCTTCAAAGGAGGTTTTGTAACTTTTTTCCAAAAGTTCTTTTTACCAATGTATTTTTTATTATTATGTAAATCAGTTATTTCATAAACAAAACCATGATAGTCCTCAATCATATCAGAGGTAAACTCTTTGTCATTATAAATCCACATAAAATTATTTATTCACCCACTCTTTGAAAGATAGAAGCTTTCGTGATGAAATAATTTCAAAAAACGTTTTTGAATCAGGACCACTTAAACGATTATAATCAAACTCAACTGAAGAATATATTGGTCGATAATGCAATGACCTTTCTTTTGGTATAATAAGCAATTGGCCTGTAGTAACCATATCACCTTTTTTTACATCTCCAATGCGCATTGGGTTCATGAATTTATCACTATCAGGACACTTTGCTAGCTTATCCAACATTTCACTAGGATTACTAATTTCTTTTTTTGTGAATTTAAGAGCATACTCTAAACGCTTCTCACTACTTTTTCTAGCTTTAATTAACCTTTCATCAGTTGGATTAGTATGATAGCCTAACTGTGGCATCGTTATTCCGTGATTTGTTCTGCACGAATAGCCATCTTTATTAGGATCTAGTTTTACTACTTTATATTTGTATTCTCTAGGATTATCTTTAGAAGCATCATCTTTCCTTACGGTGTATCCTCCTTCAAGAATATAACATTCGTTTTCATTGAAAATATATGTAGCTCCTGCTAAATTAAAATTAATTAAAACCTTTAGAGCTTTTTCAGGATTTTTTTCTAAAAGAGCTTTTCGAATAGCTCGGCCGTCAGGAGAATAATAACCAATTTGTCCTCGCTTATTCTTTCTCTTGAGTATTATTTTATCGCCTTCTTTTTCATCACTTTTAACAGAAAAAGATGCTGAAATAATAGAAAGCCCATATTCATTAACACCTTCACTCCACCTACTCAATTTGTCATCGATGTATAAACGTTGGATTCCATGACGATTCGATTGAACTATTTTAACATCAGTTTTATAGTTTCTATCACGGTTTTTAGCACCGATCCAACCATATCCACTTATATATTTAACAGATACTACACACATCTTATAGAGTATTTATATTATTTGCTTATTCAATCCATGAACCATCGCTAATTCTTTTTTCTTTTAACTCATTATAATCTTTTTCTTTCTTTCCTCCATCATATTCCCATGCATAGCCTTTATCAACCATAACTTCATTGAGGGACTTGCTAAATTCTTCAGTAAACAACCATCCAAGTATTCGGCCATATTTTCCCTCTTTTTCAGTTTTAATTGTTAGATCGCTTCTTCTAAGTTGCTTAACTAACCAATCTTTAGCTTCTAATCCAAGTTTCTTTTCGTAAAGATCTCTAGTTCGAGACTCTGGTGTATCAATTCCTGCTACTCTTACTCTTTCCTTTTTGGTAAGACCAAAACCTAAATCAATAATAACATCAATAGTGTCACCATCTACAACCTTAGCAATTTCTTTTATTTTATAAGTATACATCATCTTCTTCTACTTCAACCTCTGATGATCCGCAAAAAGGGCAATAATCAGCAACCTTGCATTCTCCATATTCGTCTTCTGAATCTTCAAACCATTCGACATAATAGTCGATATGACAATTTTGACATGTAATACTTTCTTTCATTATGCTTCACACGACGCGCAGTTTAATAAGTTACGGGATAGTTCTTGAGAAGGATTAGTGCCTCTGTGATAATATAAGGTTTTTACACCTTGTTCCCACGCAAAAATAAGAAGCTGATTTACCTCTTTTACTGGTGTTTTAGGATGTATCATCAAATTAATCGATTGCGCCTGATCGATATATTTTTGGCGAATAGAAGCTTGAATAATGACTTCTTTTTGAGAAATTTCTCCAAATGTTTTAAAGACATCTTTTTCTTCTTCAGTAAGAAAATCTAAATGTTGAACAGAACCACCATTGACAAGGATTGATTTCCATGTTTCAACATCGTTTTTATCATATTTTTGAAGAACATTTTCTAAGTATGGATTCTTATATGTGAACTTACCTTTAGCCAAATCTTTAACAAAGTAATTTGAATTTAAAGGTTCAACTGAAGGGGAGACTTGACCTAAAATAAAACTAGATGATGTAGTAGGAGCAATAGCCATCGTTGTAACATTTCTCATATCATAACCTTCAAGCAAAGGTGGTTCACCATATTTATTAGCTAGATCACGAGAAGCCTTATGTGATTTATCTTTTATAGAAGAGAATATTTGCCCAGATAACATTTTAGCTTCCATAGATTCAAAACTGACCATCTTACTTTGAAGATAAGAATGCCATCCAAGTACACCAATTCCTAGTGCACGTTGTCTTTGTGCAAACTTACGAGGAGCTTCCATGTATGGAACATTATCAGTTTTACTAATAAACTCGCTCATAACAGCGTCAAGGAAATATGTCAATGTTTCAACAGCATCAGTGTCTTTCCAATCATCCCAATGTAATAGGTTTAATGATGATAGATTACAAACAAATGATTCGTCTTTATTTGAATGAAGAGCGATTTCTGAGCACAAATTAGATGCATGAATTTTAAGATTTTTTTCCTTATAAACTTCTGGTGCACCATTATTCATATTGTCATCAAAGAAAATATAAGGATAACCAGATTCAAATCTTTTTTGGATTACCTTTACCCATATTTTTCTTTTATCGCTGTCACCATCAATCATAGATTTCATCCAATCATCAGAAACAGTAACACCAATAGACAAATTTTGAATAGGGTTACCATCACTACGAATCCTAAGAAACTCAAGAATATCTGGGTGATCGATAGGGAGGTACGCAGCGAAAGAACCACGACGAACATTAGACTGAGAAACAACATTTGTTACACTTTCAAATAATTCCATAAAATGAACTGGTCCATTCGATTTACCTCCTACAGAGATATCAGCACCTCGTTCACGTAAGTCACCAAAATAAGCAGATGTACCTCCACCAACTTTGGTCATCATACCAATCTCAGCTTGTTTTCCTAAGATTGATTCTAGAGTATCATCTATATATGAACCAAAGCACGAGATCGGAAGTCCACGTTTTTTTCCATAGTTCGCCCAAATAGGTGATGACAAAGAAAACCATCCATAAGACATATATTCCTGAAATTTATTAGAAAACCCGCTAATGCCAAGTTCATTTTCTGCAGCATCAGCTATTTCTTTAATCCTGTCTTCAGGAGATTCATTATTCATTAAGTATCCCCGCTCTAAAAATTTGCGGGAGTCTTCATTCAACCAATAGTATTGTTCCATAATTATTATCTATCAAAAAAGATCATCTTCGTCATATGACTTGTCCTTCTTAGAATATTCAGTAGGCCTCTTGAAAAAGAAGTCTGTTGAAGTATTTCCAAGTACATCTTCATCAAACCAAACTGTCTTTAAAAGTAAATCCTCATCAATATCATCAAACACAGGTTCAATTCCAATTTGAGAAAGAGAATCGTTAAAACGATTTTTCAAAAAGTTTTCAAGAATCGGTGTACTAAGATTTTCAGATTGGTATCCATTAACTGACCAAGCAATAATTTTACATTCTGCTTTATATGCTTCTAGACATTCTGATCTAATTCTTTCAATTAGCTCTTCATCAAACAACTCAGGATGCTCTTCTTTAATCGTATTGACTAGTCTAATTCCAACTAGTGCATGAATATTCTCTTCGCGGGATGTGTAAGCAACTTGTTGTGCAGTATCTTTAAGAAGGTTTCTAAAGCGATTAAAGTAGTTAATTGTATAAAACTGACTAAATAAAGAAACATTCTCCACATATAGCGTAAAAAGAATGAGTGAGTAGACATATTGTTTACGCGCATCTTTATAACGCTTCTTGAGATATTTGCGAAGATATTTAACTCGATTTTGAATAATATCAAGTTTTAAATTTTCCTCGAAGACATCCTCCATGCCAAGGACATCTAATAATCTTTCATAAGCATTATTGTGGATAACCTCGATATTAGCCATTACATAACCCAAGTCAGTAATAGATGGATGAGGGAGGTTTTCTCCAACCTTAGCCCAAAAAGATTTAACAGCAACTTCAATTTGTCCAATTGCTGAAAGAGAACGAGTGACCATGTCTCGTTCTGTATCTGTTAGATTAACTTTAAAATCTTGTAGATCTGATTGGAAATTGAATTCTTTATCTGTCCAGAAGCCATTATGCATAGCAGTAATAAATTCTTCTGTCCAGGGATAGTGGTCGGGTTTACGTGATATTTGTTCTTCGAATATAGACATAGCAGTGGGTTGATGTTATTATTATAACACAGATAGGAGAATAAGTAAATTCTATTTTTACTTATTTTGCGTTATACAAAGCACGCAATGCACCATTTTCCGAATTACGCAATACAATTATAGCATCTTTATTTCGATTGAAATAATTGACAATACCTCTTTCATCTTCATTGATGAATTTAGACCACCGTTCGTATTTAGAACGTCCTGTTTCAAATTTTCTGAAAGTTTCCATAGAAACATCAAAAACTCTATATTTGCGCTTTTGTACAGCGCCCAAAGGTTTATCAACAATATCTACTGCTGATGTGGTCATTTCTTCATTTTTCATTTAGAGATATCTTCTTGTGTAACGTAAACAGTTTGCTGTGTTTTAATGTGCTTTGCTTCAAAAACCACATGGCCCAACACAGAGCCATGTGGAGAGGATTCCGTTACTTCCACCAAAGAGCCTTTTAACGCTAAAATTTCTCCTGTCTTTGGTAATGCTATGTCACGGATAAGTGCATATTTTCCTTTTTCTATTTTACCATCTTCGGTCAAATACCATTCATTTAGTTCTGGCTTATATCCCGAAAGATCTATGTCGTATGCTTCTTTAAGGATCTTAATCAGCTTTTTATCAGTGATTCCAGTATGTTCCTTAATTAGATATAGGGCAGCAGCATACCGTGCTATTACGCTTTGACCAAGAGGGATTTTTCCTAAAAGTCTACGTATATTAAACACTAACCTATGAAAAACAGTATATGCTGATCTTTCTTCAGATGTTTCAGGTTTTTTAAGTTTTTTTCCTTTATCGTCTACAATACCTTTTTTAAACGCGGCGGTTTTTTGCCATGGCATCGTTAATAAACGAAGGAATCGTAAAGCATAAAAAAAGTCTGGTCCTCTGAGTAATCCCATATTATATTTCTTTCAGTTTGGTTGCTATACCTAAATCAATATTTATATTTTGATAAGTGCCTCTTTGTAAATAATTTAAATAAATTAGAAATGTTTTCAATGCTGGCCAAAGATCTTCATCGACTCTATGGAATAACATTCGTGTTGCAGCATGTATTTCAAAAACGTTATAGATGATAATGATATGATTCAATAAAAGTCTGATTTGAATCTTACCACTTTCCCTATAACGTCTTAATAATCTTACGATATATTTAAATTTAGCTAAATCGTCGTAGAATTCTTGTGCTGATAAACAAGTTGGGTTTCTGTAATATTTTGATGCAAATAGCTCAAAGTTTTCATTATTTAATTCATCAAATAACTTCATATAGAGTTATTTATTACTTCTTTCCACCATGCCTTAAATTTGCAAATTTTCCATATTTTAGCATTGGCTCTGCCATCATCGAAGCCCATTTAATCTTAGCATCAACAACCTTTTTAAGGTCATCATCAGAAAGATTAGACAATTGCTTATTAAGATTTTTCCAAAGATCACTATTTGGATCCATCGTTTTCAAATTATTATATGTCTTTTTAAGCATTGAAATATAATTATCTATTTTTGCTTCTTTGACTTCTGCATGATCGATTTCTTCATTAAATTCATCACCTAATGCGTCATTAATTGCTTTATGAATTTCAGGCGTTTTAGAATCAATGTATACTTTATTGCCAGATTTTCTTTTCATGATTCGCACTTTAGTTCCTTTACCGTGATATTTTTTCTTAAGCTCATTTGCTTTTTCATCATCAGCAGTAACGATTGTACGAGTGTCTGTTTCATAATCAATAGTAGAAGCAGTCTTTTTCTGAGGATACTCTTTATTAATAAAATTTTCAACAGCTTTAGCAACATCAGAAACTGTCATTTTATCATTAAATGTAACAATAGTTTTACTTGAATTAGCATCTACAAGGTGTTTTTTTCCATCAACATACACGTCATACTTTTTCTTAGAATAATCAGATAATAGTTTCTTAATTGCACTTCTAAAAGCTTTGTCTTCTTTAAAAGATCCGCCAAAAGCAAAATAATTTACAGGTTTACCATCTTTATTTTTTCCTTTAATAAAAACTTTGTCGTTTGGTCTAACTGCTTCATCGATCTGAGACCCAGATTTTATTTTATCTTTTCAGCCGTTAGATTCACCAATATCGCTTGATGATTCATTCTCATTTTTCATTCGATTTAAACGCGCTTTAGCTGCTTTCCGATTGTCAGCATTTTTTTTCCTTTTAGCCTTTTGTATCTTTAAGCGCGCCTTTGCCTTTTTTAGTTTGTCACGATCTGCCTGCTTTTTATCCGCTTTGTCCGCTTTCTTTGTTAAACGTTCTGCACGTCCAGCTGTAGTGACACGACCCTTAACAACCTTTTTAATCTTAGATCCAACCTTTTTTAGAGCTTTACCGATTAGTTCATCTAATTGCTCTTCCGTTAAACCGTCTAAGTCAACGTTTTCTTCTTCAACAATTTGGTAAATTGCTTCGTCAATTTCAGATTCTTCGTCAAAATTAAGTGATTCTTCAATAAAACCTGCAAGAAATCCGTCATCCTGCCAACCCATAGGGTCTTTCAAAATACCTACTAGGTCTTTCTTTTTACCAGTAAGCCTAACCAATGGCATTCCACCACCAGGACCGTTCATTGTTATAATTCTTGCTTTAACGCGATACTTTTTGATCAACTTTGCAAATTCAATTGATTTTGGATCAGAAGCATCAACATCAATAAATGCTTCTGTAAGATCGATTTCTTCCTTTATTTCCTTGCCTTTAAGTTTAGACACAACACTTAAAATTGTGCGAATATCTAAACCCGCGGCTTTCAACGCATTATTGATATCGCTCCACATATACTTATCAGTATTAGATTCTGTAAGTTTGGATGATTCATCGGACTCAACAGACTCACCAAGAATTTTCTTAGCTACATCTACATCCATTTCAGTAGGGAATTTCTTACCGTCGAATTCAAATTCGTCATCACCAGCAACTGCAGCTTTTGCAGCGGCTTTAGTAAATTCATTTGCTTCTTCGACGTCTTTTTCTGTAAGAGGTGTTGAGCCGCGGCGTTTTTCTTTATCAATTGAGTGAAGATCAACGAAGTCTTTATCTGAAGGTTGAACTTCCGTCTCTTTCACTTTTTTGCCTTCGATTACAGCTTTAGCTGCTTCAGCAAGTTTTTTTGTTAAATCGTCTTGATACATAATTCTATTTATAATCTTATGGTTTTTCTTGTGCTTTTTTAAGTCTTTCGACCTCGGCCTGTTTCATTGATGGTATTAGTTTTTTTGAAAGTTTTTTAATTGCACCTTTTTTCTTTTCCACCTTTTTATCAATTTGTATTTTCTGAGAATAGGTCATTGATGCATAATCACCCTTTGCTAATTTTTTTCTTATAATATCTGTGGCTTTTTTTATGGCTCTTGCTTTAATTTGTTCCATAGAAGCTTTCTTTTTCATTGCCAACTTTCGCTTCTGTTGAATCTTAGGCATTATTCTTTTCATGGCTCGTGATCGAGCCATTCTTTGAGAAGGAGTCAAAGGTTTTTCTGTAATGAATTGTTTAAAAGTGATCATTTTTTTTAGTCATTAAATATCCATGCTAATGCACCGATAGCTGAAGTTATTAATGCCGAGATCGCAGTCCAAACTACAGATCTAATCGTTTTAATAGTACTTTGATTATCTTGTTGAATAGCTTCAACTTGACGGAGACGTTCATCTTGCTCAACCATACGTTTAAGAATCATACGAGTCGTTTCGTCTAAATTTACAATCTTTTCTTCAGCTCTGGCTAAAGCAATAACTGCTTCAGACATTCTATCAATTTTTTCTTCGATTCGATCTAATCTTGTATCGTCT